ACTTCATGGTCTTCACCTTCTGCTTCATTAACAAATGCGTTTGCAAATGGATTAGAAATTACTTTACCCATTTCAAATTTACCAAATGCTTTTTGTGATACCAATCCTCCTAAACGAATCATAATTATTTCTTTTTATTGCCCAATCTTTCGTGCATCGTATCAGTACTGATGTCTGCAATTTCATAGTAACGATTTAAGATGTGACCCATATCTTCATATAAAGAATGTAATCTCTCATCCATTGCTTTTGCTTCCATAGCAAATTTATCGAATGATTTACCCATCTTATCCAATTCCTGCATATTTCTTTTTACAGTTACATTATCAAACCAATCTCCACTTTCTCTTAGGGTCATTTCTTTTGCAGCCTCAACAATCGCACCTAATGTATTTGCAACTTCAGTCATATCAGATTGTCTTTTCATTTGGTCTTGAAAAGTGTTGTAAGTAGAAATGATTTCTAAGAAGTGTTTTTTAACTTCGGTAGATAATTTTCTATCTTCTAAGTTTTCAGCTAAGCTGAACTTACCATTTACTATCTTTACTTCTTTCAAGTTAGTTTTACGGATATCATTGTATGCTTTAGATACAGTAGTTCCTTTATTGCCATCAACTTTTAAGGTTATCTTATTGTTGTGTACATAATCATATATGTCGAAATTCTTTGCCATTATTATGCTATTTCAGTTATTATTTCTCTCATTAAATCCTGTGCTTTGCAGTAATCACCACAAACATCAGTTCCTATTTGCTGTAAACTTCTATTTACGGATTCGTTTACAGGCACCATAAATGCTCCATGTGTAGATGGGTTTGAAACAAAGTCCCAACCAATCAATTCAAAATCATCTTGCACCTTTACTTTACCTTCTCCGATATTAGTTACCGAACCCATACCTCTTGATGAGATACCTAATAAGATACCAGCTTTCAACAATTCTTTTAAGATGTTACCAGATGGAGTTGGTAGAATTTCTACTGTTCCACAAAGGTCATCGCCTTCCCAATGTATTTCTCTTACGTTATGAGATACGTTCTTTAAATTGATTACAGTAGAATCTGGATGGTCTAATTCACCCAATGCTCTACGTTCTTTAATCAACACTTCGTATTTCTTAGCCTCTCTCATTAAGATTTCTCTAGGATATACTCTACCATTTTGGTTTTCAGCAGATGCTCTTTGTAGAACTCCCTTTACTAAGGTTCTCCCACCTTCATCTTCTTTTACCTTACCTTCAAATAGGTTTGTTTCTATTAAGAGTGATTTCATATTATATTCTTATTTCTTAGATTCCATTTTACTTCTTATTTTAGAAGCCATTGTACCTAATTGAGATTTATCAATACCTAAACTATCAACAACCTGTGCAACTAATTGTAATTTTTGCATAGGGTTTAATTTAGCATCTTTAATTTTATCAATTGCTTGAGATAATTTTACTTTAATTGCAGCTGGTATTGTTGCAGATGGTAATTCACTAGATATTGCTTCTACTTTATATTTATCACCACCAACTTCAAATTCATCATCACCATTTTGTTTTGCGTTAGAAACCGCCGCTCCAAACGCATTGCCTTCACTCTTTTCACCCTTACCATTCCAAGCAGAATCAATTTTATTAAAGAATGCTTTCTTTTCATCATCTGACATTGCATTAATATCTTTACCTGCTTTATCTAAAGCTTTTTGAAAGAATGCTTGATATTCAGATTCTTCTGTCATTACTTCCTTAACTAATTCTTTTAGTCTTTGTCTAGTTATGTTCATATTTTCTTTTTTGTTTGGTAGACCTTTATGTGATGTAGATGCGTAATCTTTAGCGTCTTTTTTAGTCATTGAATCAGCTGCTTTTTCAACTTCTTTAGATGGTGCTTCCATGTCTCCTTTTTGTACTGCATGAACCATACCCATAAATCGTTGTTGTGCTTTTGATTGTGCTGGCATATTATAAAGTTCTAATTTTTTCCGAAAGATTCATTAACCTTTCTTTGATTTTATGTAAACTTTTGTGTGTTCTTTTATAGTAATCATCTTTTGTAACACCATTCTCAGTCTTTAACTTTGAATACCAATTAACGAATTTTTCAACTTCACCCAATTGTTGTTTGATAGATGTTATACCTTTACCTATTTTAGCTTTTGCAGAACCATCTTCTTTTTTTAATGCTACCCAACGATTCTCATTTAAACTAGCCTCATCATCAGCCTTTGCTAATACCATACCACTTTTATCTGCAATTTCACCAGAATCACTACAATCAGTTGCAGTTGGTTTTATTTCTAATGGCTTTTTAGAATTAGCAGGTACATCGTTTTTCAACCAATCCTTACCTTCTTCTAAATCATCAACCACGTCTCCACCAGTTACATTAGCTAATCTTTTGTTTTTCTTTGCAGTTTGACCAGGTTTAGAAAATGCTGCCGGCGTATTATACCCAGCAACCGCACCAGTTCCAGTCATTTCTTCCAATTCCTTTTCAGATTGGATTTCTTTAACAATAGTTCTGATTATTTCTTTTAATCTAGCTTCCATTATTTTAATTTAGATTTTAATTCTTTGATTAACTCATAAGAAAGCATGATAGATGAAACCTGTCCATCAGATATACTTTTACCAATCTTCATTTTTTCTAAAACAGAAATAGTTTCAGATAATTTGATAGTAGTTACTTTATCTTGGATTTTAGCTTTGATTGATTTCAATTCAGCTACAATTTTTGGTAATTCTACTGAAAGATAATCTTTAAATTTAGATGTATTTGAGATATTATTAATATATTCTTTTAACAAATTCTTTTGGTTACTATCTAAGTTAGTATATTTTTTATTGAAAGTTTCAACAAGTATTTTATAGGTTAATAATCTTAGGTCTTTATCTTGTTGCTTATATGATTCGATTAGCTTAGTATCTTCTACTTTGTTAGTTTTTATAGATGGTCTAGCTATAATGTTTTCAATTAAGGTTACTTTTGAATTAAACACATCTTTAATATCGTAGTTTTCGGATTTTTTAGATTCAAAAACTTTATATATAGATGCTAATACCTTATAATTTGTTATTGGGGATGAAAGAAACTGCTCTAATTCAAATTTCTCATTAATTTGTTTAATAAGATTGTATTTTTCTTTTATAAGTTTACCTTCATTTAATTTAGAATGAGCTTGAGATACAGTATCTACAAACATTTCAGCTTTACTTTCAGAATTATATTTTTCTTTCAAAAGTAAATCATAAAGACGTAATTCTTTATTTAATTCAGTACCAGACGCAAAGAATTCTTTTACAATGTTTTTTGCGTTTTCAGTTTTATCGCCATTAAGTACCTCTAATGTTATTTGTCTTACTAAAAGCTCAAACAACACTCCGGTATTCTTAACCTTAGAATGTTTTATTTTTTTCATTTATTTCCCTATAATTTAACCTATATCTATAAACTAACACATATAAATATAAACTTTTTAATGTTTATTAAAATTTACTGTCATCCAACAGATTATTTTCATCTAAAAGGTCTGATTTTTGTGATTTTTCACTTAAAATCCTCTTTTTTGCCGAAATTCCATTGATATATTCTCGTGCTAATTTTTTACTTGATTCGATTGAACGAGTTTCTCTCTTTCTCTCTTTCTCATTTTCTTTGTTACCCAATGGGTCTCTACCATATGGATGTTTATCTTTACCATATGTATTTCCCTCTCTTGGTCTACCACCTTTATTATCCACAATCTCCTGTTTCATCTTTTGGATTTCTTCCTCTACATTTTGTTGTTGTGGTGGATTTGCTGGGTCTTCTCCTTGCTGTTCAATTGAGTTGTAACGGAAACGGTCTTTAAGGTCTAATACCATTTTAGCTCTTTCCATATCCATCTCATCTTCACTCATACTGAATACATTGTGGAATACCCAATCAGTAGATAACATATTCATTCCTTTAATATCAGTTGCTAATCTAACTTTCTCACTCCATAAGTTTACCTTCTCTTGCTCATATATTGTAGATGAGTTAGTTAAAGTAAGTTGGAAGTTTGTCATTTCAGCATCATCAATACCTTGTCCAGCTAAGTGAACAATTGCAATCTTATACAATTCACTAACGATTGTTCTTTGAATTCTTTCAATTGTTCTAGCAAAACGAACATCTTCTGCAGCCAATGTAGCTTTACCATTAACATTCTCATCGTATGATAAGTAAGCCTTTGGTACTTTCAATGCTGCAAATAGTTTAGCTTTTAAGTAATCAATATCTTCAACTGCTGCATATTCCAATCCAGCTAAGTTTTCAATAGCCGTACCACTATCCCCACCTCTAACAGGCAAAAAGAAATCTTCGGTTAGATTCTGAATATTATATTTTAAGTTGTAATCACCACTATTTTTATCAACAAATGGAGTTTTCTTCATTTTGTTGATAATCTTTTGCATATAGTTATCAACCTCTTGTGGATTAATATTACCAATATCAATTTTGAACACTCTCTTTTCAGGTGCTCTCATAATACGATGGATTAACATCGCATCTTCCATAAGGGATAATTGTTTCCAAACTCTACGACCATTTTCAATCATAGCCTTACCATATGGAAGGAAGTTTGTATCTGATAATAAACGGAAGTGAGCCATTTCATAGTTCTCATATTCCTTCTTACCAAATCTATCCAATTCAACTTTAAACTTAACATAGTTTTGGTTCATTGGGTCAGTACCTTCCAATCTTTCTGTATTATATACAGAATATGGAGTTACATTAACAATACCTTTACCTTCTGCAATTTCTAATGCTAAAAAGAAATCACCATATTTTACCAAGTTTCTTACCCAAGGCCATAAATTGAATTCTATATTAACTACATCATAAAATAAGTTATGAAGTATTGCACTTACATTCTCATTTGATGATTTAATTTGTAATACATCACCATATTCATTCTTTGTAGTAGATTCATCAGCGTAAATATCTAATGCCGATGCTATAATAGGGTCATTATCCATAGCATCATAATCTCTAAAAAGTTCTCTACGAACTTGATGATATGCCATTGATTGTGCACCCTGATTAGTCTCATAGTAAGACCTTTGTAACTTTGTATATCTATCTCTAAGATTTACGAAGTTTGTATTCATTTGGCGTTCATCAGTATCAACAACCTTACGCTTACCATCTTTATCAACGGTTACGATAGCTTGGGTTGAGAATAATTTCTTTAACCTTCCAAAAAAACTTCTATCATCTATTTCTTGTTCTGCCATAATTTATTACCATTTTCTACAAGACCAATATCTTGCTTTTGTTCTAGGACCAGGATTATCACAATTGTGTCTTGCTCTGAAAGATTTTTTTCTTTCTGGATTAGACTTTTTAATTCTCATTGTTTTATCTCCAAAATTTACCTTAATTACCTTTCCTGTTTTTGGGTTCTTAACATAAACTTTAAACTTTTTAACATCACCTTGAGATGGTTTACCTAATTTTACTTCTCTACCCTGATATTCAGCTTCATAAACACAATTACAATTTGCTTCTTCTAATTGAGTTGAATATACTTTAAGATAATTTATAAAATCATCCATATCTTCTTGCTCAACATCCAATTCATCATAATCATCAATTGGATTATCGGTTGGAGTATTTCCCAAAGAATATGCATTATCTACATACTCATCTTCTTTTAGGATATTTGTTAATTTAATCATAGAATTTCTATTTTGACATTATATAACATAAATATCGTAAAATATCAAAACACTATAACCATTGGGATAAATCTTCAAAATTATCACCAACTCTCATTTTCCAAGGGTTGTCATCCATAGTGTTACCACCACCATAAATGCCGTTATATGTATTTGATGTAATACCACCAACTGCACTTTTAGTTAAATCAATACCTTCTTGTCTTAAACGAAGTGCTGTATCTCTAACCCACAATCCAATTGAAAATGCCATCACCAAGTCATCATTATAACCCTTCATAGCTTCCGCCCTACCATTCATATAGATAAATGTAAATAACTCATCTATTAAGCGAGAGGAACGAACTATAACCGATTTCTCTCTAAAGTAATCCGTTAATTTAGATATAATCAAAGGACGGGTTTTAGAAGTAGTTGAAAATCCAGCTACTAATCCTCTTTCCTCTGCTCTATATCTATTTGTCATTTGATTTTCAGTATCAATATATTTTAAATCCTTACTCATATAGAATAAATTTTTATAATCTCTATCAATTACTTGCTGAATTGTTGCCCAACCAATATTTGCATTCTCTATTACAAGCAACGCATCATTATATTCAGTTGAAAGTGCTACTAAGAAATTTCCAAAATCTTTTGTATCTACTTTACCTTTATATTCAGCTACTTGAGTTGAATTTACAATATCAATTACGTGACACGTTGAATAATCGGCACCATCTCCTCTAGCCACATCGGCAATTACCATATATGATTTTGAATAATCAGGATGTTCCCATTTCCAAAGGTTTCCATCAAACCCACCTTTCTCAATTGGTTCTTGAATGTATGTTTCTTTATAAAACATTAGGGTTTCGGGTTCAATTACCGTCTCACCAGAACTTACAAAGTCACAATCACACTCCTGAGCTGCTTTTTTAATACCCAATAGTTCCTCTTGTTGGTCTCTCCATTTTTGGTCTCTCTCAGGATGTACTGTCCAATGTAATCTGATTGTATTAAATGGATTTCTACTTTCCTCAGCCCCTAACCAAGTTTTGTGAAACCAATTACCCACACCATTAGGAGTAGATAATGCAATACAACTACCACCCGTTGAAAGTGTTGATTGAGCTGCCACCCAAATCTCATCAATATCATCAATGAAGGCGGCCTCATCAAATATTAGAAGTGATAAGGCTTCAGAACGTCCTGCATCAGGAGAACTAGCAATAGCTTTAATTTGAGAACCATTTGTTAAGCGAAGGGAAAGTTTGTTATCTTCCATAGAACCACCTTTAAGCCAACTAGGAAGCAATTCATGCATTACTCTTACCTTAGTTACTAAGTTCTTTGCAACATCTTGCTTTGTTGCAATAACCAATACGTTAAAATCGGAATTGAATATCATTTTCCAAAGTGCGTATCCAGCTGATAAGGTTGAGATACCAGTTTGACGTGATTTCAATACTATATTAAATCTATTACCTGCAAATTGAGTTAGAGTCTTTTCCTGAAATGGAAATAGATGGAAAGGTATCTTACCTCTCACCGGATGTTGAATCATACAATACTTCTTCATAAAGTGAATCGGGTCTACCGCACACTTTTTGTATTCTTCTGCAATAATCTCTTTTAGGGATTTTTTTGGTGTTATAGGTGCACTCATATTAATCGTTAAGGGGTCTTACTAAATCGTAATTTTTATCTTTTAATTTATCGTAAGCCTCATTTCTTAATTTAGTAGCTTGTTCAATTTCTCCTTCAAACTTAATAATTTCCAAAAGGATTTCTGCTTTAAGTTCTTCAACATCTCTTTCCATACTCCAAGTTTCAATCTTACCATCTTCTTGAACTACTTCATAAGTTTGCTTTGCATCTCTATAAGCTTGTTTAAATTGAGCAACTATATCATTACCATGTGCAATCATATTAGAAAATATTTTATAATCTTCATATGCATCCCATAATCCATCTACTTTAATTTGAGATTCTTTTATTGTAAGGCAATGTAAACAATATCCAGTTTTAGATATTAATTTTTTATCAACTCTACCTATTTTGATTGTTTTACAATTTTCAGATTTACAAGTATTTAACTTATCTAAATAAGCTCTTGCATCAGCCATTATATCACCTAATTCTGATGTTTGTACTTTTCCAGCTTCTAATTGCTCCCAAGACTTACCATCTTCATCAGTCCATTTTTCACCAACCTTACGTTTTATAATTTCCTTATCTGCTCCAGAAAATGAAATAAATGATTCCTTTTCATATTCGGCGCCATG